GAGATCTGAGATAAGCCCTCGAGAATCCGGAACAAATGTACTGGCCCTTTGACGATCTCTAAAACAGAGATAACCGTACCTCGAAGGTGGGAGTTTGATAGACTCGTCACCGAACGAAGCAAGGCCGATACACTCGTCTGGATAATCGTTTTGGCGCTCGTACCCGGCGCAGACTTTAACAGAGCTAATGCTTTAAAGGGAGGCAAGGCATGGAAAAGTTCCATGCTCACGCCAGCCTGGGAGGCAAGAGTCGAGAAAAAGACCGCGATGAAAGGGTAGTATCTGGACATATCAAGAACCGGGCCAGGAGAAATAATCGTAGAAACGGATAATTTCCCCCGATAGCCCAGCACTCTGTAAAGATTACAGAGTGTCAATACTAATCGAATCCAACCGGCATCACCCGATCGAATCAAATGTCGTACCGGAACTGGAATCCAAGAGGGAAGACCCCCCTGGAGACCGATACCAACCCCTAAGGGGCGAGTATCCGACATGGGTGAACCAGATACTAGTTTCATAATCGCCATCGCAGATACCTTGAGTCTCATGGCAAGACCCTTAATACCGCAATGACTCCGAATATGATAGCAATAACGGCAGAAAGCTACAATAAGAAGAACAATACTCGAGGACATACCACCTGTGAGAAACCGGGCCACTCTTACGAGTAGCCCGATTCCCACGTGGCTGTTGTTTCCAACAGCCTGCCAATTAAAGGCAGTTCGACTATTACGCATTATGTATGCTTTCATTACTGTAAGTAGTGATTGTTTCATAAGTGTGATAGAAGAGCGACCTTTAACCTCTCTAATCCCCAGGTCAGTGACCTGGGGGGGAGCAGGCACCCCTCGGGGGGTAGGATAGGTAAATCCGTGCAGTTCTCTTTCCTGAACTTAGCACCAGGATGCCACCCTGCTTCAGACTTAGTACCCTGAAGAATTGCTTCGCCCTCTACACTGTCTTAGAGGAGGACTGTAAGGTCCACCAATGAAAAGCATAAAGTCTTAGACCAGATCTTCTTTCAAGGAGGTCGCCCTCTGCGTTTAGGCACCCTAGCGGGTTGTCCGAAAAGCCACTGCTGCATATGCACCGGTCGCGCCTCGCATGGCACTTCCAACTGTTTGCTCTCCCTCGGCCTGTCCATCGATTAGGTGGTCTCTTTCAACTCCTATTATAAATGGGGGATCTGTTGAGGCTGTCTTCTTTTATGCACGGGCACCGAGAGCCAATGGGGAGATCAAGCTTACAAAAGCGACGTCTTACAACGAACACTTAAGTTCACTCAATCCCTACTAACTTAGCTAGGTTAGTTCGAG